CTAAAATACGATCAGATTATACTGCACCCCCACCCCCAAATACGGCTTCACTCCCTCTGGCGTTAAAGCTGCCCCGGCGCTCACGCCGATCCCCCAGCGTTTCGGCCTGCCGGGAACCCCGACCCGCTGGATAACGGTTTGTGTAACCGTCCGGGGATAGACTTCGATACTGTTTGCCTGCACATTGTAGCCCTCTACCTCCATACGATAGGTCGAATCGTCGGTAAACAGGTAACGACCGATCGGAATGGGAAGGTGAATAGGTTTCCCGTCTGCAGTATCGTGGATGGTGTCATACCGAACGATATGCACGTATTTCGGTACCGGCACCGTATCTCTGATCGTGTCGAGACGCACGACTGGCGGCAAAGTATCGTACTGTACGATCTTAACCGGGTCGAAATTCTTTGTCCAGCGCCCCAGCAGGAATACGACGACCAGTACTGCAATTACGATCAAAGCATTTTTCATTTCTTGTGCTTTAAGAATCGTTCCCACGCCTGGTTATAGTCTGCGGCAGAAACATCCATCCCCGTCTCAACCCGGATCATCGCGCGTACAATAGGCTCCATCACCGAACGATTGGTTGTCGTCAGGCGGCTGGTGCGCGGCACCCCGGAAAGGTTCGACACCGTGGAAATGTAACTCTCCGTATCGTTCCCGTCTTCGGGAGGCGCCCACCGCCGGATCATCTTCTCGATAGTGTCACAACTGTACAGAAGGCGATAATTATTGAGCAGGTGGTAGATTGCACGAATGCCCCAGGCCATCGTCTCGAAGGTCTTGAAACTTTTATCCGGCCCGGCCACCTCTCCCCGCCACACCGATCCGTCTTTGCGGATATTGCCGGGATTGTTGTTGCGAATGCCTCTTGCGTTACTCATAGTCTCGGTGGTTGTCTTTGTAGGCATGTCTGAACCGTGCATTTGTCATGTTCGGCAATCATACGCGCCTCTCGTTCGTTAAGTAATTCTATCTTCATTGCGGAAATCTTCTTGCTTAAATCGATCCATTTTTCTCTCTCGGAATCAGCGATGCCTTGAAGCTCGACAATTTGTTTGTACGCATTGTCGAGCATTTGATCTTGCATCTTATCATGTTTTTCATCCAAGTCGAGTTCTATGCTCTCTGCTTCCGCTTTTCGCTTGCGCCGTTCGTAACGGTAATAAATAAATTGAACACCCCAGCCGGTACCGAATACCGTAGCCAAGATTGCCAATAATGTCTCCATGGTTTCAAATATTGTCCCGGCTGGGAAAATTGCCGGAAAGTTATCCGATCATTACGATGGCCCACATGACCAGCGCCCCGGCCGTCACGGGTACAAAGTCTTTCCAGAACTTCGGCTTCACGTAGTTACCGTTTTTGTCCTTATACTCCTTACCGGAGGTTTGTTTGATCCCGGCCCAAGCAATCGCCACGATCAGCGCAGGAAAGAACGAGAACACGCCCATGTTCAGGATTACTCCACAGATTGCAGTCACCACCATCCCGATGATGATCTGCCAAAGGTTTGATTTTGTCATTGCAGTTTGGTTTTAGAGATTACTTTTTCGTTTTGGCCGCCGGTTTCTCCGGAGCTTCCGGCTCGGGCTGCTTCACCAGCTCATCGAGCATCATGCGCTCGGAGGTGGTGAGCTTGTTTTCCTCCCAGAGCGCATCGGCCCCGGCCTCCGAAAGAAACGGCTTGAGTTCGACATCCGACGTGTCCACCTTGTTCATATCGTCGAGGAATGAAGCGACAGCGGCTTTGTCGTTACCTTCGGCAATCCTTCCGGTGTTCGGGTCGATCTCGATTCCGTACTTCTTCATCGCCGTGCGCATCTTCTCGTCGCGCATTTCGAGGTTGTATTTGGCAACCTTCATCACCTCGAGCAATCCTTTGCGCTCATCGTGAGAAATGCTGCCGGAACTGATTTTGCCCAAAAGCTGGGTCAGTGCTACAAGTTCGATCTTTTTCATTGCTGATTAATTTTTGGTTGCAGGATTGAAGTTGTCAGCGGCATACGTCCGTTTACAGGCCACGTGATCCCATTCGGTAGTTTTGACGTTGTCAAACGCCTTAGTGTTCCCTGCGACACTCAACTCGCCATTGATTCTCAAGTTGGCCCCTGTTGCCAATGCGCGCTGTACACGTTTGAGGAACCGCGCGTCTCTTTTCTGTCGGAAGTAATTGATAATCTTTTTCATCTTTTTGAGTTTTTAGGGTTACGCTTCGACTACTGATTCAGGCTGTTCGGTCATCGTCAGCGCGATGGCGTCCATCTTCTGCATGAACGGAGTGAGGATCGCCTGCGCCTGCGAGAAGTACTCCACATCCGCGCTGATCTGCATCTTGCCGTCCGCGTACTGGTTGAACGACGCTTTGACTTCTCCGTTCTCGGTGATCTGGCCGCCCGTGTAGGAAGCGACCACGACATTGGTCATCGTTACCTCCGCCGAAACTTCGGCCGAACCTACGCTTGCCTTGATAAGCCGCTGAATCGTTTGTGCGGTGATCTTGTTCTCGTTGATAATTGCATTTACTGTTGACATAATTGAAAGATTTTATTGGTTGATAACAAATTAGATGTTCCTTGCCTGTATCTGGAAGGTTCCGGTCTGGTCGAGCAGTTCGCCGAATCCGAGTTTGATGTATGAGTTCACGACGCCGGTCGGATAATTGTCCAACTGAAAGTCCCCGTTATGCCATGCGAATTGCTCGATTTCCAGTACATAGTCCCGGCTTTCCCCGGCAGCCAAAACAATCATCGAAACCCTGTTTCCCGTTGTGGCATCCAATACGAGGGGTATCCCTTTTTCGACCGTTCCCCAGAATGATACTACCTCTACTTCTTGCAGCGTGGTATATCTTACTTCGTGTTCTGCAATATTGGTGATCGTTACCTTGACATACGCATACTGAGTACCGTGGAACAGCAACGGAGAGGATGTAAAGTTGCTGAACGGATAGAAAGTGTATTTTGCGCCGTCGGTGTTTATCCCGGTCATCTTGGCCGAAATCAGGATCGAGTTGAAGATATTGAGCGGAACCGGATTTATGAACGTGCTGTTGTGATACACCACCAGCGGATCGACTTCCAGATCGCTGATGTTCCATTCGTCCTGATTCGTCCATGTGGACTTCTTTTTGCTCAGCACGAAAAGCATGTATTTGTGGTGCGTTCCTGCTCCGATTTCGAAGAAGTCCACGGTAATACTATTGCCGCCCTCGCCGATGGTCTTGTCGCAAGTGATTAATTTACCCTCGGTAGCGGTCAATGAGGTAAGCAAGGCAAAACCCCAGTAATAGTATTGAATCCCTTTCATGTTCAGCGCTGAAACATTCGTCTTGCTGCTTGCTGGGATCTGCTCGAAAGTGAACGTGCGGGTGGTATAACCCGTATCGGACATATTGACGCTGACGGTTCCCGTACAACCCGAACTGAGGCAGGGCCGCGCGGTGTGCTCGTAACCGCCGAAATCGGTCAGTCTGTACGGACTGAGCCGTCCGCCGACGGGTTTGTCCCGCGTCCAGTTCAAAGCCGTATCCACGGGCAAAGTGAGTTCCGGGATGTTGATCCCGAAATTCTGCTTGATGTTGGAAGGCCAGTCCGTATTCGGATCGGTAGACTGAGCCTGCGAATCGATGGGTTTGTAGTAGGAGAACATGTTTACCTTATCCTCCAGGCAAAGCCCTCCTACGTCTGTTTTCGACGATCCGAGCGTGCGGCGCACGAGGTCGATTGAAATATTCGTTTTTCCGAGTGCCATATTCTTATGCTGTTGCTAATGAGGTTACGCCGCCCGTAGCGACAAGGTTTCCGTTCACGCGCAGCGCGCCGTTGTATACGTCGATGGTTATTCCGCCAAGTACGAGCTTGGTGGCAGTGACGGTACCGGCAGCGGTAATGTTCTTCGCGGCCCAGTCAACGGTCGAAATGTTAGAATTGCTGGAATCGTAGATTCTATACGCACCTTTACTATCATTCCTATACACTGGGGTGTCGTTGGGAGTTACAATGCGGGTTTTCTTGGCACTATTTCCAACGACTACGCACACGCCGTCACCGGCTACATCAAGTAACCCAACAACGCTCCTACCGGCAGCATCCCTTACAGAAACTCCGTCTTTAAATTGGAAGTCTCCCGTAATCATTTTATTACCTGACAACGGCAGGTAATTGTCCGGATTAAAATTACCGGAATCGTAAATCATGTAGTTTTCAGCAACTCCGCCTGTCCCCCTGTATATTGAAGCCGGAGAAACCAAAATCAAACGTCTACTTCCTGTCCCGATAGCCGTAACATATCTTGCATTAGGTGTATCATATAACACACCGGCAATATTACCCCCATCGGAACCCCTTAGAGACCTGCCATTCGATCCAAAGGTGATATCCCCCGTCATCGTACCGCCGGAAAGTAGTAGGTAATTCCCCGGATTGAAGTTGCCGGTAGTCCATATTTCAGCCCACGCCGTTTTTGCAGTCGGTGATGTACCGCCCCCTCGAACAAACCAGCGGTTAGAATTAAAAGAACCGTATATTTGGTTAGCGGATTTATAGGCTGCTGTACCATAAAATAGCGTACCGGCCTGTTGTATTGGATAGTGTCTTTCAGCAGTAGCGGTGGTATTTGCCCTGCATGCCATTATTCCTTGTCCATTGACGGTGTCGAGATCGACATCCGGTTCTTGATCAGCACGCGTGAAAGACGAGGCATGCAAATTGTCCACCGTGTCGGCATTGCCTCCGTTAGCAGGAAGTGCCGTAGGTCGGTCGGTAATATCAACCCACAGGTGAGTGTGTACCTTGTTCGCGTATGTGTTCGCCAGCTTTCCAGTCAAATAGGTTTTGTCGATGGCTCCGAGAAACGAAGCGGAGATCGTGAACGGATAACCGTCCGGGGTGATCGCGCCGGTCAGGGCCTGTTTGAGCAGGTCGTAATCCAATCCGCCGCCACCGCCGCCCGAAGATGGGCCGGTAGCATAAGCGCTGATGCCTGCAACGCTGAGAAAGTCCAGCTTTGCCGAGATCACCCGCACACCGTTTACCGTTTTTAGCTCGAAGGCTTCATCCCAAACGGACTTATCCAGCTTGGACGAGGGATTGAAATTGCTGGAATCGTAGATTCTATACTGCGTACTGCCATTATCCCGGTAAAGATCGACAGATGAATAAAGCACCATTCTTCTGTTTCCTGAACCGACGGCGGTAAAGAATGTCCCGTCACCCGTATTTAACAGGCCGATCACGTTGGAATGGCTTGCAGTGTTATCCCGGATTGCTAAACCTCCGCCGAGATAAACATCGCCTGCCAGAACACCCCCGCTCAAAGCCAGCGCCCCGACTTCGGCGGCGGTATAGGTCGGCTTCGAGTCCGCTTTAGCCCACGGGTATACGTCAGAGGCCGGAAGAGATGTAGGTGCACCGGACACGTCCGCCCACCGGGTCGGGTAATACTCCGGTTTTCCGGTGATCTGATCCCACGACGAAGCCCCGGCGATGGACGAGACCGGCACGTTTACAAAATGCGTCCCGTTGTACTTGAGAATGTCCCCGGAGGCAAGATTAGTCACTGCCACGTCCACCAGATCGACCAACGCACCGGAAAATCCGCCGGAGAGGGTGCCGTCCGCATAGGCTGTGATTCCTTTGAGCCCGAGAATATCGTACTTGACTTTCAGCACTGGCGTGCCGTCCACCGTGACCACTTCGAATACGGCATCCCATGTTGGCTTAGGCAGATAGTTGCCTGCTACAACGTCATCGGTCAGATCGGAGAGTTTCGTTGGCCGGCCCGTCACTAATTCCCAACTCGTCGGGTAAACCGTAGGCTTGCCGGAAAGGTTGGCCCAGGTCAGATAACTTGAAATATCGCTTGCCTTGAGGTAGCTGTTTGCGGTCAGGTATTGTGCAAGGGCCGCAGTATCGAGACCGACCAGATCGGCGAGCGGCTTTGCAGACCAATGTGTAGCCCCGGCTAGTTGTACCATCACCCGGTCGGCGGTAGGTACCTCGTCGGCCCACTGCCCGACGTTGACCAACTCTCCAAGGGAACCGGATGCACTGCCGCCGGAGGTGGAACCCAGGCCGTAAGCGCTGATGCCTTTGTCGGAGACAATGGAATGTTTAGTACGAATAATCCAACTATCCTTGTCTGATTTGTCCTCTGTAGTATCTAGTGATTTATCCCAATAGAATTTATCATCCAACATATCGGCGCTAATCCTTTTGGCTTCACTCCACTCGGGGTTGTCAATTAACAGATTAGAACCTGCCAGATCGTCCGAGGTAGCCATACCAAGCTCATTTACCCTCTTGGTATTCGCTGCATTATCGGTCCATAAAAGAGTATCCCTATTCCCTCCTGTACTGATATTGGACGATCCGCCTGAAACAGCACCTCCTGTTATTACGTAATCGTCGGTGGAATATGGTTCCACTTCGATAAATTCGCCTGTCAGGGTCTCTTTGGTTACATCGTATGTCCCACCGTTGATAACATACTTCTCATTATCGATAACGAGAATTTTGGAAAAATCCTGACCGTCAAAAAGAATTGTTCCGGTCATAATCTTCCGGGCCTTTTTGCCGTGATGGGCCAAACCACGTCCAACAAGCTCCAAAAGATTGTATTTGTTTTCCGGGAATGCAGACCTATACCAATCTGTTAACGGTGTGTGGTAATCGTCATTGTCATGAAGTCCTCCCGCAAAAGCGAGGTATCCCCCACTACTATCGGGAATTTGACCATACTTGAAATCGAATGATTGTTTTACGTTATTGGATTCGTTTATAGTTATTTTGGATTCCTGGCCGCTAATGTCTTCTTTCTCATCCTTAAAGTACATCTTGATATTGTCGATTCGCATAGCGAATGAACCAAGCAATGTCCCGGTGTATGACGTTCCCCACCTGTAGATAGTAAAAATAAGATCGCCATTTTCTGGAATGCTTTTAACGACTATATCCAACTGTGTTTTATCCTCTTGGAAAGATTCAGCCGTTAAGGGGTCAGGTGTCTCAGGTAAATTTAGCTCAATACGATAATCTTGATTGCTACTGTCATACGGCTCCCATGTGTTATTCTTGCATATTAAGGTTGATCCATCCTCTTTTTTTAGGAATATATTGCAATAAAAATTAAGATGATATGTGTTATAGTTAAATCCGTAATGGCGAGAAATGACATGCCCTATTCCTTCGTAATATTCTACTTCAAACAATTCGTTGAATGCATCGATGTTTATATGTAAGGGGGTGCTTGACTTTTTACATATAAATGATGTACTTATGCTTGAATTAGGGTATTCCGTTTTATTATCGGAATTTATAAGCATAGACGTATTAGGAATCTTATCAAAAATATAAGTTCCTGTATCTTGATTAAATGATGTGTTGTAATATAATTCGTCTGGGTTATTAAATAGTATTCCATTGGATGCATTGGCTTCACTCTGGTTCCATCCTTGAATAGTATATAGCCGTTCACCCGGACGAGAAAAATCCTTGTTGTTTAATTTGATAAATTCATATTTATCTTTATTCGGCATTTTATTGAAGAAATTATCTATCTTCAAATAATCCTGCTCCAACTGTTCTTCACGCCAAGCCGGGGAAAAATCAACCCGCTGTGACCTATCGATAAATGTGGGAGTGTAGTTCCCGCCTAATTCAACCTCATTCGCTATGTCGTGTAGTGTGTAGTTGTCATTGATGTATCTGAGCTGAAGCCCACAACCGGATAGCACTTCTTCAAGAACCTCAAACCAAGTTTTATCTTTAAGTCCTACGGTTTGAATATAGGCATCAGTTATTGGTTTGTTCCCTGAAAAGATATTTACTCGATTATCTAAGCTAAATTGAGCTTGGATTTTGTCGAAAGCCTTGGTTAATAGCTGCTCAATAGACACAAAGTCGTAATCAAACCAATCGTAGTCTATCTCTGAAAGGTATCCTATATTATCCCTGGCTACTAAGTTTATGGTAGAGCGGTATTGCAAATCCTGCCCGAAACTGTCCGGCGTAATGTAGCCGCTCCATAGGCGCACACCATTCCGTAAAAGGAAAACACGGAAACCGAAAGCGTCAGAAGTGAAAAATTGAGTATAATCGAATTGATCTTTATCGATAATATTAATACTCAGGTAGCTTTTAATGACAGGGCGGTATATTGCATCCCCTTCCCCTTCCAGAGTAATGGAGAAAGGAGAGCTGCTAAACTCTTCAAGCTCCATAGCGGTTCCGGAGAAATCTTTTTTATAGATTTCAAGCCGGTAAACATGCTTCGTTCTTAAGGCGGTTATTTCCTTGTATGCAAATAAACCGTACATATTTATCGGGATTTGTTTTTCAGGTACTTGTCGCTTGCCAAAACAATATCTTGACCGGATATACGCCCGGTAACATTAACGTCAACAGATTGAGCCCTGTAGGACGCATAGCCATATTGACTTGATGCTCCGGAATAACTGCTGCCACCGGAGAAAGACGTATTAGGGGAATAGCTTGAACTTCCTGAACTGCCTCCTGATGATGCTATTGCAGACAGGCCAGCTCGTGCAGCCACACCAATACCAACCAAGATAGCTCCAGCGGCTATAGCACTAATACCATTAAAACCAAATAATGACTTTTTTAAGCTCTCAATTGCTTCGCCTGTAGTCATAATAATTGTTCCGGCTGTAATAGCCGTATCTGCCAGAGGTTTAAGAAGGCTTGCTATTGCCTGTCCTGCGTCCATGTCGGATATTCCAGCCAATCCGTCAGCAAGAGCCTGAAAGCTGCTAACCATTGTGTTGGTTATTGTTTGATGGATAGAGTTGGCGACTTGATCCACCTCTGCGGCTTGTTCTTTGAATTGCTGTATCTTATCCTTATATAATGTTGGATCAAATGAATAAGACGCTAAATTTTTCTCCAGTTGGTTTTTCTCTTCTACTCTTTTTAACCAAAAAGACCCTCCCATTCCTTGGGTCGAATATCCGGATGCAATATCGCCTTTCAGAGCTTCATCTCTCTTTTGCTTATCTTTTTCGGTAATCTCAAGTAATGCTTTGGCGGCCTCTAATTCCTCTTTCTTAGCGGCGGCCATATCGCGAACGGACTGTATATTAGTAGAGTTATACAGCTTTTCCTGTGCTTCGATTTGTTGGTTGATGTAGTCGATGGAGCCTTTGACCACTGTATTGGTAGAGGTCATCAATTCCAATCTCTTTTTGAGGGATTCTATCTCGCTCGTGTATGCCGCCCTTTTTTCAGGATTAGCCTCCTGTGCCCGTAATTCTTCAAGGGCTGCGATTTGAGCCTTAATGCCATTTTCTGTTTGTTCTCTGGCTATTTTTTCCTGTTCCTGAGATTTAAGTAGCTTAACTCTCTCTTTTAGGGCTGCTATAACTGTCTTCTTTTCTTCTTCTGAACTAAAATGTGCATATTGGGATTGAGCAAATGCTAATTGTCTTTCGGCTAATTCTATGGTATTTAATCCTTCAGTCCATAAATTGACCCGTTCTTGAATTTGCTTGCCTGCTGATGCGTTACCAGCTCCTTCGGCTAACGCCTGCCTCTGTATTCCTCCGTGCCCTAAAAATCCCAAGAATTTCTGCCATGTGGACAATCTTTCGCTATTTATCAATGCATCGAAAGAATCTGCGATATATGTAAGAGTGCTAACTATAGCATCGCCAGTACTTTTTACTACAGACGTATCTCCTACAGATGTCATAAAGTTCTTCCAAGCTGCTCCTAATTTCTGTGTTTTTACCGCCGACGTTTCGATAGCATCCCCGCCTTTTTTCATTTCTTCTTCGATGATATTGCCTACGGCTTTAGCCATATCACCTGTTTTTGCAAGCTCTTCCCGCAGTCGTACCGTAGAAATGCTCAGGTTGTCTAAGATTAAAGGAGACTTTCGGCCAATTCCAAGAACAAGAGAGTTTACAAGATAATCAACACTCTCTCCCGTCTCAATTGCGCGATCTGTAGCAAATCTCAAATAAGTTGCGAGTTGATCGAGGGGAATTTTGAAATTGCTGGCCCGAACTGCCGTTTGCATCAATTGAAGCTCATCGGTAGTCCCTCGGGTGGCTTCTTTCAGGTCATTTAGCAGGCCCGGTCTATTGAGCCTTGAGAAAGCATTGTAAACCCCCTGAGCCTGCCCGGCCAGCTTGTACGCCTCTTTAGTAAACTGTACGATCTTATCGACCGTAAATGCCCCGGCAATAGCCCCGCCTATTTTCCCTACAACACCTTTGAAAGAGGATAATTGACCCTCGCTTTGCTTGATACCCTTGCTGAACTCATCCGATTTCAGTCCGAGGCGGACAAATATGCTACCTATGATGCTCATTTGATATGTCCTTCGTAAACGTTATATCCACAAGACCGGAAAAAATCGGCTTCATGCCGGGTCATCCTGGTCGGCTGAATGTTCTTTTTGATGTTAGCCTCATTTGGAAGAAGATACAGGTCTGTTTCTTTGCGGGGTTTGTGCTCTTTCTTGATGTACGGATTGCCTACAATCATGTGAAACAGCACCTTTCGCAGCATTCCCTGTTGTAGGCTGATTTCATCTATGTAAGCCTTGCGCCGTATTAAATACTCGCGATAAGTCACATAGTAAACCTGCGGATAGGTCATTTTACACTGGCCGATCAGGAAAGATTCTATTTCCCAAACATCCGGCTCAAAAGGCTCTTTTTTTTTACCTTTTCTACTTCGGTGGGCTCGTGATCGCCCTTAGAATTGCCATCCGTTAGCGTCTGAACGATATAGGGGATTAGTAGGTAAAACTCCTTTCTGTTTTCAGTGGCCCATAAATCCACATCCAGCAATGAAGGGGAGTAATCATCTTCCAGTCCACAAACTATGGCGTTTTTGAGGGCCGCATAAATGATCTTAACAAACTCGCAGAGTGCCGACATTTGCGACTGAAGGTCTTCACCTTCGGCATTCGTGCTTAGTTCGACCTTCATTCCTTCGTTTTCAAGGACACGCCATAAAAAAACGCTGAAAAGGGCTTTCCTGGGCCTACCGCATATTTCTATTTCACGGACCGGATTCATTACGCTGCGGCTGTTTTCTCGACAATCTCCAGCTCTCCGTCTCCGGTCAGAGACATGGAGCAAGTCATCAGCTCATTAGAGGCTGCTGAAATGTCAATTCCAGAAATCCGGACATACCCCTTAAAGGCAATGTCGCCCTCTTCACTGATCTTGCCGATGATTACCTGTGTTCGAGTATCCCCCGAAATAAGTTTTTGAACGAGCTTAAATCCGGGGTCTTCTTTGACCTGGGTGTAATGGAATTCCTCGGACGCCGTCCACCCTTTCACACCGTCGATGAATTGGGCCCAATTCACACGTTTGTCTGTAGAATCGATGCTCTCGTTGCTGATCGACAGGCTGACGTTGTTTTCGGTCGGGATCGGCGTGTTGGTGCTCTCTTCAATGAGGTAGAGCCGAAAATTGTTGCCGAGTATTTTGTTCTCTGAGGTAATAACAGGTGTTGCCATGATTTAATCTTTTTGAGTTAAAAGGATTCTGAATCTTTGTAATTGTCTGTATATCGTTTCGGTGTCTGTTAGCTCAATAGCCTGCGTACATGTTTCAGGAATAAGTCCGTCTTTGTAGAAAAAGTCCACTTCCAGCTCGTCGAGTTTATTCCGGAGGTTTTCAAGTATATTTAGTGATAGCATGGGGGAATCGGACTTGGTAATAACATCCAGCAAAAAAGTGCAGTTGTAATCCAGGTCTCCCTTTTCGGCCCCTTCTTCCATTTCCACCCCCGACACTTCAACTCTCGGAAACACATCAAATCCATCCGTATCGTACCCTGCATCCTTGATTAGAGCAACCAATGCGATTTGAAGGTATTTAATGGGTAGCTTTTTCATTTTCCGTAAGACTGAATCGTTTTGTCGATTTCCTGTTTGACCAGTGAGAGGGTTTTGGTTTCATTCGACCGGAGAGCAGGGTGAAGAAATGGCTTGGCGGGTGTTCCTCTTTTACCAATACTTTTTGCAATCGCAATAGCCGCCGATGTAGCCTGCTTCCAGTAATTACTAACCTTGTGCGTTTTGCGTGTTTTCAAGCTTGTGTAAGCATACCTTGCTCCGCTCGACCGTTTCCGACCGCTTTTGGTGTATGTTGCAGCGATTCCCCTTTTGTGAACCCATTGAAGTATGGGTTCATAGGGAGGTATTTTTCCTGCTTTTCTTCCGAACTCAACAAAAAAAGCCTGGATGACATTGTATATCACGTCCACATACTGTCCAGACATACTGGATTTAGTCTTACCTGAGTTGATGAGCTGTGCCGTAGCAATAGAATCGTGTGCTTTGATGTTGCGTTGAGAATCCCCCAGCACATTCACCGCAGAAGATTTTATGCCGCGCATAGCTGCACCCCGAATCACCTTGTCGAATGACCTGATGCGTTTGCGGCAGTCCTCATACGACCTCATGTCCAACTCTACAACAACGTCATTCATCTTTTCTGCCTCCAGTTATCACCACCTCATCCCCTACATTGGTAGCATCGTAGTTAATTCGGCTATGTATGGTGATTTCATTAAGTTTGTTGAGCATTGTATTGGATAATACCTGTCCGGGTGTAAAAGAATGTCCTTCCCGGTGGATAAACATCCGGTCGAAAGCAAAGCCAGGTTTTCGCATTCTAACCTCTACGCTGTTTATAATCCCTACCTGCTCATATTGCAACGCCCTATACCCACTCAAATCGTTAATAGAGCAAGGGATAGTACCCATAAATTCGAATGAGTTGACCTTCTTGCCGAATGGGTCTGCTCCCTGCTGCCTGCGAAATAGATCAGCCTTGCTGCTGTAACTTCTGGCTTGTATCTGATTGCTCCGTATCATAACATTCTATAAGGAAGATATCTGGACATTACGATATTGAAAGAGTTGTTATCGTCGTTTCCGTCAAACAAAAGCCCTGTATAGGCTAAAACAGCAGCCTTATACCTGTTTGCGTCTTCCGCTTCTCCTGTTTTGTAGGTACATATAAAAGAGGAGGCAGTATCTATATAGACGATATCCTGAAGCACTTTATACTGAAGCTGCAATCCATCATAATCATTGATGGAAACAACTTCGATTACGGGAGGGTAAAAAAGCTTTTGGTTGTCAGTAGCAAGGTCCTGAGACAGTTTCCACGTGGTTGGACGCAGAGAAATGTTGCAATAGTCCTCTACGGCGGCAATAGCGGCATCAAGCATGACTTGCAGCTCGTCGTCGCGTTCATTACCGATTAGGTGAATGTAGCTCTTTACTTCATCGATGGTAATTTTAGAATCTCCCGTCTCAATCCTTGCCACTGTAACCATAATGCTACTCGACTTTTTTGTAGTACCCTTTCTTTATCATCATTTGGGCAATTGCACAAGGTTTAAGGAACACTTCCCCGACCCGAATGCCACAATGCTCTTTGATGACTTCAACCCGAATATTTACAGGTGTTTTAGATTTTCTCCCTTCTGTAGCGGGACGAGCTCTCGTTTGGCGTCCTTGCTGGGATTTATTTTCATAAGGTGTTTTGTCCATACTACACTCCTTCTGAAGCTGTTTTTGTGATCGAAGCCAGGGCAGCGTCGATGTCGGCGACATAGATAAGACCTTTCTTGTTTTCGGTCTCGACGAGAACCTGCGCGCGAAGGAACATCACCATCGTGTATTGATCCTTCGAGAGGTCGTCATCCTCCTGCCCGATTTTGATGATAGGGTTACGTTTGAAATAGACCTCCGCCAGACCGGATTCCATTGCGAACAATTCAGATGTTCCGATAGCAGGGGTTTCGATCACACGCATTCCGGCCATCAGCTTCGTCCCATCGGTCAGGGTGTTGATGATGTAATTTCCATCCGGACTTTTCGTGTGTGCGTATTTGTATGCCGTCACAGGATTCATGTAAATCACATTGAGGTCATAGCTGCCCTGATCGCTATTCGCTTTCGATGCGTCCACAATGCTACCCTGTACGCGCATAGCATCGGCCAAATCTCCGATATTCGCACTATCTACAGCGTTTTTCAGGCCTGCCTTAGTGGCATCGAATGCCGTTGCAGCGCCTTTGAGGCCGTAAATGTGATTCGGGTTTGATGAATCGTCTCCATTGCCGGAAAAAATCTCCCGGTCCAGGAACAGCATGCCTTTGGTCATCATCTGGTTGCTGATGCGGGAGGCGATGTATGAAGCATCTTCAAACATTTCCTCCGTCACTTTGATGCGGGCGCTCGCTTTAGCCATCTCGCGGTAGCGTTCCACGGCACTTACCTCGTCCAGATTGGCGTTTTTTTGACCCTCTCCGACGTAGCCCACCTTCGATGTGTACGACCCTTCGATATAGCCGATTCGGTTTTTGTCCTGTCCGACGCTCCCCTGCATGAGATTAGGAAGAAATGCAAGATTGCGGTCGCGCGGGAAGCTTACACCCGGCAACATCATGGTTCTCGTCACATCCACGGTGAGATCGGACGTAGAGGCTTTGATTTCGTAACTCTTGCCGCCCTTGGATTCGAAAGCCTTGTTCTTGAGGTCGGCTTTGAACTCTTCCGAGGCGATCAGATTCGCCACTGCCTGTACGATGGTCTGTTCTTTGGTTTCAGTTTTGATACCGTCGATTTTCTTAGTCAGAACATTGAGCCCAGACTGCAATTTTTGAATGTTTGCATTGGCCAGCTCGACCGCTTCTTTGGCTGCTTTGATTTCCGCCTCTTTTGCCTCTGTTGATTTGATCAGCTCAGCGAGTTTGGTTTCTGAATTTTTTGCGGCTTCCTGCGCCGCTTTGATTTCCGCTTCGATTCGCGTAACTTTTTCTTCCGGTGTCTCCATGTTATAAGTGTTTGATAATTCGTGTGTAATATTCTTCTTTGGTTATAGCGTACAATTCGGACAAGTCTTTATCCGGCATCGCCTTGATGTTGTGTGCTGTAAATTCGGATTTCCGCTCAGACGATATTACTGAAGCTTGTGAGTTTGCAGCCCGACTAACAATAGAAATCTCTATTAGGTCCACCTCTTTCAGGTAGCGTATGCCGTTTATTTCGTCGCTTTCAAGGGTGATATACCCTATAGACAATTCGAACAACTCGCCATCTTCAATTTGAATAGCAAGGTCTTTCCCCTTGGTTGTGCGCGATGTGCGAAATTCGACAAACAACCCCTTGTCGTCCTCGGCGATGTCTATAATTTTACCGCGAACATCTTTTATATCGTGCTGGTAGCACAACTTCACCCTGCGACCGTTATCTCCCGATATAGAATTAATGAAAGCTCCTTTAACAACTATATCGTTGTAGCTGTCTTCATGTCCGAAAGTGGAAGCATAGGCTTTTACGTACAAATGCTCACCCTCTCGCCGTATGTCCTCGGCTTTAAATTCTAAGCTTTTATATTCAATATTGCCCATATTAAAGTCATAATGGGCTCATACGATTACTCGCACAAGCCCATCGATTTGTTGTTTGCGTTCATGGAATTTGGTTTGCATCTTTACAAACATTAGCTCTACCACAAAAATAGGATGCTATTGGGCCGATTTTACATGATTTTCACCCAATTATCGGGAGTTAATCAGAGGATTTGTGTATGACCCCACATTTGCACCCGATTTTGACTGTATTTTTGTCAAAACAAGATATATGAAAGCTAAAGCGTGGTTAATATTAAAAGCAGTCAAACTGTGGTTGGCTGTAGCTTTATTATGGTTGATTGCTGCAATATTGTTTGTAGCACACGTCGCCATAGGGATAATAAAGCTAATCTTCATAATCACTCTATTCCCCCTGACATGGGTAGTATATGTGCTGGACCGGAATATTTACAACAGGATAAAAATCCAGTTAGAAGAGCTTCTGCCTTAATTCAGCAATCCTATTAACTCTTCTTTCACCTTTTCAAATATGGGCTGCGGTAGCTCCATTTCAAGGTCTTTCAATAGTTCCTTGATCTTCTTTTCCCGTTCCAATGCCTTGCATGTCGGGCACTTTTCTCTACAATCACACATAATCAATGGTTTTTGCATTTGCAATCACAGCAAATGAATTTGTGTATATCCTTCCATAGGGTAGAATTCATATCACCTGTCAAATAGGCGACTTCCTCCCCTCCCATGTTAAGACCGAAGGTCTCCGCAATATCGTCTACCATGTGCCGCATTTCGTGCTCGAAAGAGTTTAAAAACTGAGCCTGGGAAGAGTGCAGCCCGATAACCATTACCGTGCACTTTAGCCTCTTATTGGAGTAAGTGAACCCGGTATCCATGTCGCATTTCACAAGGTTGCTATAAACCCTGTCCCGGATGTCGTCGGGGCACTCCACATCTGCGAGATTATCCATAATCTCGTCCACATGGTAGCAAGTCACCGCGAAGAAAATATCCAGCCTCCAGTCATACTTTTTTATGTGAATGGCGCTCCTTTCCATAGGTATCGTTCCACTTTCTTTCGATCATCCTTCTCTGCTTTCTTGGAATACCGGACTTATCGAGATTCGACACGAACCCGGCAACTTTATTAAAGTCCCTTTCCGGCATATCGCTTAATACCTGCATCGGATTTTGCCCGGCAAGCATCTTTAGTACATATTTGAACATAGCTTTAGGCTTTTTTATCCGGAAAAATCAGGATACACAAAACATCGCTTTCCTGTGATCCGTTTTCCAGGAATTCCAATACCTTATTGGCGGTATTCATCAATTCCACACCATCGTTGGTTGTGGTTTGCGCTACTTCTATAGCGAATTTTCTGAGTTCTATGCTGTCCATAGCAAATAGTATTTTAAGGAAAAGGGGCGCTTCACTTCCAAAGCGCCCCCGCCGGTTACAGAAACTCCTCCCACATCAAAGGTTCACCTTTGGCGATACAGTCGGCATAGTACCTTGTAAGGGCAATGCCATCCTCCCCGTCCGGGTCGTCAATGTACGCCTTGATATATTGAAGGATTTGCGCCTCCGTGGAAAGGGGTTTAGGGTAGAAATCCGAATAGGCCATATTGGCCACGTACATACAGTCATGTCCCTTAGCTTTCTCAATGGTTACCCCATTGCGCTCCAAGAGCTCCTTGACCTGTTCGTGCGTCCAATGATGCGACGTACCATCCGCATTCTTCATGCGTTTGGGATTGGTCGCATACTCTGCGAGCTTCGGAGAAAAATGCCACCCGTAATGCGACAAATACTCCCTCATTCCTTCCGGAATGCGCTCATAAGTATCCAGCCTGTCCATAGCCTACCTGCGTCTGTACCGGGAATACGGGCCCGTTCCACGAACACCGCGACGTTCGCCGTAATCATCGTCGTCGTCATCGTCTTCTTTCCACGGTTCACGCATGCCGTAACCTCCGCGACCCGATCCGGAATAACCGCCACGTTCACCGTAACGGCCTCCTTCCATCTCTTCGCGCATGTCTTTACGACCTTTGCGATATGCTTTTTCAAGCATCTCGTCCATCTGCTCGTCGTCCCCACTGAAACCCCGAGCGATGCCAATTGCATTCCATCCCATAGTTTATTTGGTTTTTGTTGTTTCAGGTTTGAGAAGGCTCTTTATGTCGTTCAGACTAGGAACAGCCTTCATTAGGTTTTTGATCTCTGTCAACTCGCTGTTCAACCTCTTGATTTCCTCGTCCTGCTCCCTCGTTTTTGCATAGGACGGATCGAGGTCTTTGAGTATTTGATCGTAAGCCGACAAATTGGCCTTGTGCCGGTCGAAAGAATTGATTATGTCCGAGCTCTCCTTCTGACCCGCCGTGATGGCTGGCATAAGCCCCTCGCGCGTCATGGAAACCGTAAGACCTCCTTTGGATTCTACATCCATGTTGGCTCTTACACCCCACGATTCGTTGTTATCGAGCACAATATTGATGTATTGCTGCTGGAATGGGGTTAGCTGTCCCGGAGTGGGCTGCGGATAGTAAGGCATTCCCACCTCTTTGACCGTGGCCACATAAAACTTCGGCGTTTCCCTCGTATCGAGAACATATACGGAGCTTCCTTTTTTCAAATTCTGAAACATGGTTTTTGATTTTTGGGAAAGCGCAGGGGGATTGCTCCCCCATTGCTTTCTGTTTGTTATTGTTTAGACGATTCCGGTCATAATCTGCAACGTGTTGGTCGCCCGATCAAACCAGAATTCGTAAACGCCCGTTCCGGGCAAGTCGGCAACTGTCAGGGCTTCACCATTGAATTTGGTTACAGCTTGAGTTGCTCCGTTCGTCGAGAAAACAATAGGCAGAGTGCCGGTCGTTCCCGTCGGAATGGATTGCGCGATATTTACGAATACGGTTCCACGGTACCACGAATTCACGAAAGCATGATTCTGGAATGAAAACACCACATTGTCGGTGTTCACTGTCACGGACACCGACTCAATAGCCGCCGACCCGCGACGATTCACAAGGGTGAAAGGATATACTGCCATAGCAACCTCCTTTCTCTTTTAACCCCAGAATCCGTTGCCGAAACCGTTCAGGCCGAAACCTAAGCCATACTGTGCAGCCACGCACGTAGGCACACCGACGATGGGGCTGTAGGGTACTGTGGCCGTCTCCGGCAATTTGCATTTGATTCCGTTGACATCGTTTTGCAGGTTGTTGACAGCGGCGACAATCGGAGTGGTAGCCTGCCCGATCATCTGACTGAAGGCAGCCGTCTGATGCTCCTGAGACAGTTGGTTGAGCAGCGTCGAGTTGCGTTCGCGCAGTGCGTCGATTTTGTCCTGAAGCGCCTGGGTCTGCATCTGGTCGAGTTTGCCGATGATGGCGTTGGTGTTGGCCGTTCCTGCATCGCGCAAAGCGAGCGTGTTCTGATTCGCCGTGTTAACCAGCGTGTTGGTTTGGTTGCAAACGGCAAGCTGGCTTTCATAGCCCTGGCGTTCGATAGCCGTGCGGACATTGCAGCAGCATTCTGCAAGCTGCGACGATAGTTGACAGTTGCCGGCCTGAATCGAGTTGATGATCTGCTGTGCCGATAGACCTTGCTGTCCGGCCAGCGTGCTGATCTGGGTTGCCAAGGCATTGATACCAGAGGTTACCTGCCCGATGGAGCAATTGAGTGTCGATGCCAGTTGTGAAACATCGAGACCATTACGCTGGAGTGTAGACATAATGAGCTCGAGCGATGAGTCGTTTGCCAGCATGTTCAGCGGAAGACCACCGCCTTTGTTGCCTCCGAAACCACCACCGAAGCCGTTATTACCCCAAGCCCCCATCAGAATGAAGAGCAGCAAAATGGCGAAAAAGTCGTTGCCATTACCGAAGCCGCCTCCCTGACGATTTCCCATCATTGCGAAGACGGCATTCGGATCGAGCCCACGGTTCTGCATCAGGGCCGGAAGCATAGAGGCAATGCTGGAATTGCCACTGTCACCGAACATGAAAATATCTTTGTCCATAAACTTTGAAATTGATTGGTTGACACCCACTAACGTAGAGTGCTTCACGATAAGCTTATGGAACAAAACTAACAAGGTGCCTCCCCACGGGAAAACACCTTGCAAATACTTTGTAATATTAAGAATTACAGATTTTTACATGTAAGGATTAAATGGTGCCATTGCCAATTTTAACTGCTTCAGAGTATTTGATTGTTCGCCTTAAAAGCTTGGGCTTTATTACACTTCTCGAAATTTTACTCCAAATACTTTGTTTTGATTTTCCTGCTATTTTCGCTGCCTGGTCATAGGTAACATCCACATCCAATAGCGCCATTAATACCCTCTTCGCTCCGTCTAAGTCATCCTCTGACAGATGCTCGAAGCAACCGTCATCTATCATGTCGGCTAGCTGTCTAAGTATGTCTGACGTTTTACCCATCACACAACATTATAAACTACTGAACACATACAATTGATTAGATTTCCCGCAGAGGCTCCAAAGCGTATATCTCTCGGATATTCCATTTTCTCACCTTCCGGATAAAAATATTCTTGTTGACCAACGGTAACGCCATCCATAACCTGATGTCCGGGACGGGTGTTGTGACCGCTTATCATCCATGTCTTAGTGTATTCAACACCTAATGAATCTATGGATAATTGTCTTGCTACGGATGAGCAGGCCAATGATTCGAATTGCACAATCCTGCGAACTTGCCACAATTCAGCCGTATTCCATTTTTTTACAACAACATCCCTCATATTGCGTGTCACGGTTTCGATGCTTTGCCCCTCATGCTGCATTAAGGTAACATACTCTTGTACCTGCTTAACAATCCACTCCTTTAAAGTGCCTGACACCATGCTTATTTTCGTCCCGGAATATTGTTCTATAAAATCATATAATCCTCTCTCCCATCCAATACTCCGATCATTCTTCTGGCCGATCTTTTCCCGAAATTCATCATCTGCCACTTGAGGCCCAATGTTTAAATATAGTTTGCGAAAGAACGAAGCAAGGTACTGTTCTCTAACTTGAATCAGATCAGGAACAAGGTTCACAGGCAGTCCCAACAAAGCACCCATAACCTTTTTAACCTCCTTCGATCTTTCTGCTGCCAGAATTTTTTCATACGGACCCGACATTCGAATAACCTTGATTATTCGGTTTAATCCTTGTTGTCGTTTGGCGGGGGTTATTTTCATATATACACCTTATTCCGGTTATTGCTTAGGCGGTATATGCTCCGTACTTCCGGACGCTGTACTATTGTCGTCGCCAGACAAATATTGTTCTGAAACCAAACTTTCCGTAGGTTTTCCTGGCATCACATTTATGGGGAAAATAGGCTCATTGGCCCATGATTCATCAATTGTATCGAGCTCTAAAAGCTTAGCCCGGTCATTATATGATCGGTATGATTTGTCATAGGCGTTCAGCATCTCTGTAACATCCTTCTTTAGCTCGTCAATTTTATCCGTATTAATAATCCAATGTTCGCCATTCTCAAAGCGACAAAACTTGGTATACTTCTCCAAAAAGTCCTCCGCATAAGGAATTCCAATGTTTTCGATGAGAATTTTTTTTGCGGCAGCCTGGTTGTCATAAGTAGTCTCGCTCTTATATAGGGCATAAGGATACCCGTACACAAAGCACAGTGCAGATACAGCAGAATCGGAGCTATCCAGTAATGCCAGATTTACAGGCGTGTCACCTAACAGATGAACATCTATAGGAGACCTCATATAAGAGATGTGCCGACCGTCCCTGCGTTGGTTCAAATCTTCTTCTGTGTTTTGTTTGGCAATTTCAGTGGGGCCGCCATGGGTGATATCTTCTTTAGGGGTAACAATGGCAGACACTCCACCTTGTTGGATGGTTGTATTCTGCCTTTTCAGACCGTTATCGATAATGTAAGTTAACTTGGCTGCTGATACCAGAGGGGATAGTCCGTAATTGGTAGTAACATCGGGATTGTAATCCCGGCTAAACATTACATTTTTAGGGGTAAGCTCTGAATTGAGGGTTAAATTTGATGATAGCGTAAACCCGCTTATGGGAGTAAATGGACCGCCTCTCACAATGAATACTTCTTGGGATGGCATTATATACTGACTAATGAATTGACCTGATTTGAGACCAACCCCCTCCATGCCGTAAACAAAAGCATCCCCCAAAACAAGCTTGTTGATTGCCCATGCTTTTATGAATTCCTTTTGGCTTTCTAGGTCATTGGGGTTTCTCAGAAGATCAATAGACCAATGCGAATCAATAACATTGTTGTCTTTATCATTTAGCTCTGCATACCTGACAGCCTTTGCAATAGCATCTGCGCACCTGTTAACAATAGAGAACACAGCATAGTTTTGTTCGTAAATTCGAACCAATGAATGCCTGTCAACCTTTGGGAAGTCAATAAGGCGTGAATTCATGTAAATACTCTCGTTAAGCTGTCGGAAGTATTCATTGTCCTTGTTTGTTTTATCAGGAAAGTACCCCTTTCGCTCAACCTGCTTTTTTCGCCCCCAAAACTTTATCATACTCATATCCATTTCGTGTTAAGTGTGTAAAAATCCCATAGCGAGCCCCATCCATAGCATGATTAAAGGCGTCCATAGGCTCGTTATCCAATGTGCCGTCTTTTTTTACCAGCCATTTGTAGTTCTTCTGCTCATTATGAATGTTAGGTGATTCCGATGTGTAATAGATGTTGAAATACTGGACAAATTGAATCTGATTAACCACCGATCCTGCACCCTTGATAGCCGGATAAGCAGATATCCCGTATTGCCGCAATTCCGCAATAGACTTCTGCTCTGCGGAATCACAATACACCTCTGTTAGACAATGATCTATTGAATTTATTTGTTTTAACAGGGATTGGTAGTATGGGGAAAGGCCGATAGCTTTTAATACCACGGATAACTCATCTATGTTTACTTCCGATCCATCGATATAGATACGCTCATGATGATAAGCAATAGAATGCGAGCCATCATTAAATAATTCTGTTTTTTTATTGCGATAATCCTGCTTTATTAAATTGGCGATATCGGCATTTTGGAGCCCTTTTAGATAGGCAACTTCATGCAAATAAATACTGTTGCTCCTTTTGTCGAAACATATACGAATAATGGCCGTTGGATCATTCACAAATCCAAAATCAACCCCATACCAAGTGTATAGATCGGAAGGATAGGATGTGATTCTGCACCAATTTTTATAGATTACGCCCTCTGCCATCTTCAAGGGCATTCCCATAAAAATATGCTCGTATTTTTCCGGGTCTTTTTCTTTAACGCCTTCGGCTACACGTAAAAATGATTCGTCAAGATTTTCGATGTTATCCAGGTAGGTAGTGTGAATGTAGGTGCAATCATCATGCACCCCATTAAAGTTAAATGGAACTCCCCTGTCTATAAAGAACCTACGAATAATAAAATGCTCTTCGTCAGGAGCATTTAAGATAACTATAACATGAATGTCTGCATTTTTCTTTCGAATCGAAAGGTCGATCTTATCGAAAATAGTCTCATCGGTTAATTCTTCCGCCTCATCCAGTACCCATCGGGTTACTCCGGATATAGATTTTAATGATGCCGTTTGGTTGCCGGAAGATGTTCTGATTCCACGAAACAATATACCACTACCAGTTTGCTTGTTTACGACTGAAGCTTTCGTTTTATAAAAAATAGGCGCATAATTCATTAATTCGACCTTTTCCCAGAACTCGGGAATAATCGATATTTCCGCGCTCGTCATCGTGTAACGAGTGAATAATGTAAGCTGGTCAGGATTGAAAGTATTGCAAACCTCGTTCGTTGATTCGGCATGTGATTTAGCAGACCCTCGCCCACCCATGACGATACAGTACCTTGTTGTCAGATTAAACAAGGGTGCGTATTTGCGACTGTACGTTATTTCCGTTACGGGATTACTGTGCATCATCACACAGAAGGTTTAACCAGCCTACTTAAAATTTATCTGAGGCGGCTGGATGTTTATATTCATATTTTGTGTAACCGAAGATTTTTGATCGTATCCAAGCATTTCCGAGATGCTGTCCAACGACTTCTGCTTATCGTAAAGACGAATCTTGACCCACTCTTCTTCGATGGGCTCCCCCTCTTTAGTATACCTTGTCGTTTTTTTTGTTTCAACACTCTGGATGCACGCTTTCTCTTCGTCGGATAGCTCCTGAAAGTCTTTTAACTCCATCCATCCGTTCCGAAGTCGGGAAAAGTTTGAAAAGGCAATCTTTTGATGCTCTCGTATGATTTGGAGGGCTGATATACCTGCAGCTTCTGCGAGGTTGTTTTTGAGGTAATCTATCCTTTGGGTAACCTTTGGGTCGTCCATTAAAATTGAAGCAGCGTTCCAAATAGCATTATCGCTCATTTTCGAGCAGTTATAGGCAAAGCGGTAAGCCTCGGATGCATTGCCGCATTCGAGGTATTTTAGGACGAATTTTTCTTGCTTTATCGTTAATTTAGGCATGTCACATGAAAAATATATTACCGCCTAAAACCTTAATCACCCTAGATAAAACATCGATCTTCACGGTCTTTCCATTTTCTATATTTTTGACGGTAGACCAATCAACACCACTCTGTTTGGCAAGTTCGTATGTAGACAAGCCTTTTTCACGCCTCTTTTTTGAGACGTATTGAGAAACTTTTGACTTGGTGTCGATCACACTTTTTGTTAGTTCATGCTCCGTCACAATTCCCATATAGTGTGTTTTTACAAAAATAGTTTGTTTATAAGGGCATTTTACCTGTTTTGAGGGCAACTATCGGAATTTCACCCGATAATTACTTTGCAATATCACGTACACAGCGAACAGAGAAGCGTGAGCCGACGCCGTAGCAATCCACGTACACATTATTGCAGGTGAAGCGCAAGCCGTGTGATTTCAAACAGACGCCTATGATGGACGACGAGGACCAGTATAAACCACAACGCACCATAAGTACATCGCCCTCGTCATAATAACCGCAGGCCGGAAGGAAAATAGACCCTCCATGATCCGTATCGTGATTTCCGCCAAACCAACGTCCCTCTAGTTTCTCATCCCATGTTGAACCAAGATCACATAAAGCCTTCCACTCGTCTGCGGTCGGTAAGCGCTTACCCTGTTTTTCGGCGGCTTCCATTGCCTCTGTCCAAGTGAAATAATGATGACCATCCTTTTCTGTACCACCTACCGAGATATTATCTTTATCCCAAAGCAAACCGCAAAGCTCAATCGAATCATTATCCTGTGAGGTGAAAACGGGCGGATCTACTTCGATCACGATAGTATGCGAATCCCCTTCTTTGGAGTTGTAGAGCATCTGATGAATCTGGTCTAATTCAAACTCTAAAGGACTGCTATCATAGACGCGCTTTAGATTGCCATTGGTGACAATAAAGCCGTTCGATACTTTTTCTATTGAGATAATCTTTTTCATCATTCTACTTTTAGTCCAATTTCAACCGCATTTATTACTGTTTTCCCTATAGGGTTTGTCTACCTTTAGAACAATTTGCCATCTTACGAAATACGGGATCGGCATCGTATTTATCCCGATAGGCTGTAAAATAATGCGTCAACGTTGAATGATTCCTGTTTATCGCGTTGGCTATTTCGATATACGTCAGGTTCCACCGCCTTAATTCGTATGCGAGAATAACCCTGGCCCTAACGAGTGGATAGTACCTGCTTTTACTCCTAATCTCTTCGAGGGAAAATCCGGTTACCGCTTCAACCTTTCGGGCAACTTCATTAATGATAGTCTCAGTAATCATCTCAACTCACATTTGTTAAAATCTACCGTCAACCGGTAAAATCCCAGCACATCCGAGCCGATCAGTCCTCTTACGTTCTTTCCGGTAGCCCGCCGCAGACTGGTCATGTCCTGTACCGCGAAGCTGGCCGAATACGGGATGCTGTCGAGCGTGAACGGGATTCTTCCGGTGGTCTTTAAAGGGATCGAGGTTCCGTCTACGCCGATTACCTCTAAGCCGGTAGCCATGTAGTAGATTTTCACTTCGTCACAGAGCTTTTTATCCAGCATAGATGTAGACGCTCCGGTATCTATTAAGAATAGCTCCCTTTGGCCGTTTATCGTGGCATAGACGAAGGGGACACGGTCGAAGATGATCTTGCCCGGCTTGGTCTTGTTGAGCTTACAGGCGGCAAGAATCACGGCTATAAAGGCAAGAAGAAAATAAAGTAAGGTTCTTTTCATATTTCAGGTTTTTGTTATTTTTGCATTGCTCTCGATTTCATGGTCGAGTGCAGGGTTAGTAGTAAATAGGTAGGAGGGTGAGGCGGACACCCTCCGTTTTTATTTCAGCAGATCGGGGTTGTCGTGAATATTACCGATGACTATTTTTGTCGGTCTCGTATCCATCGTGTAAACATGCCCATCCAAGATCGTTACGAACCCTGTCCCTTTGTAGCGGACTTCGTAGGTAAAAGCTCCGTCACTGAGTATATCCCCCTCGAAAATCTTTTTTCCGTTCTTGTCCTGCAACCCCGTGTACTGGCCGACGGTGTTAGCGATAACACGTACTTCATCACCGTTAGGCGTATAATGATCGACTATGACGTGAAAACCGTTGAATGTTACGAGTGAACCGTATACCCATTCTCCATTGTCGAGGCGCTTGCCTCTGAAAAGTATATTTCGCATGATTTTTATTGTTTATGCCTGCGGCGTGATATTTTCAATGTGTTCTTTTGTCTTTTAGATTCTGTTCGGAGATATACTCACCGAAATACTCGTCTACAGCACTCTCAAGCTCCTCCAGGTTGTTGTATCCATTGTAGGGGCCTTTCGTTTCTTCTGTCATCCTCTTTTATTTTTCGCCTTGCGGCAGTTCTTCAATCGTCACCCTCACAGGGCGGCAGGTGTAACTCTCTTTCTCGTAATTGCCCCACGAGGATTGGCCGATGAAATCTTCAATACACCATTCCTCGTTCGGGCGTAGTGACCATTCTACGGGTTTCCCTTCCGGATCAAACACCGCCCACATTTTGACTGTTGTGCTCATGGCTATTCGTCTGTTTTGTTTTGAATCCTATCGGGTTGGGCTCATTGTGTGTTTTTACCAACAGCCCCGAACCGGACGGGATAGTTACTTTTTTGTACCGGAACACTCCCGACTTGGTTTGGTATCGGTAGAGCTCATACCATGTATCGCCGTAAGTCGCAACCCCGATATACTCCCATTGTATGCGTTTAAATAGTCTCATCACTATCCCTCCAATGCTTTTTCAATCAACTTTCTGTTTTCCGAGTACTGAATCGCGAAGTCAGCATACCTACTATCCCCGGTGTGCGTGTTGTCCAAGTCTTTGAGTAGATCGTTGGTTTTCTGCAAGGCTTCCAGCAGTTCCGGGGCGGCGGCGATAAGACGGGCGTTGGCCAACGACTCGAATATTTCCTGTATAGCGACATTGGCGACTCTTGTTTCGGGTTTCTTATCTTTTTCTATTACCAGCTCTTTATACTCATGCCCATAACAACAAATCTTCCAAGGTCCCGGCGTGCCTTTAAATTGAGGTTTCATTTTTCAAGTTTTTTTACAAGTTCCATTGCTTCTTTGAATCTGTCGAAGTCGTACCGATCCGTCGTTGTGCCGTGGTATCTGAACTTCCTAAAGCACACAGGACACTCAAAAACCATCATATAGCCGGAAAGCGTGGAGCAATACCCTACAAGTTTTGCCTTCGGTAGAGGTTTTCCCCATCCAGGGCCGAGTGCATAAGAATAGCCATTCCCCGACTTACCGCACAGACAAACAAATCCCGCTCTGTACGGTATATCCTCGAACTGTGTAAACTCTTTAAATTCTGTTTTCATCACTTCACCAGTTTAAATTCAATTCTCCAAACAAAAGGGTTCCGTTCCCAGGTTCCTCGACCGCTGATCTTATCCATGAGGGAAGCAAAGGCTTCGCGGGGAGTGTTAAAATGGGTTTTATGGCATCGTGGGAAAATCGGATCGAAACAATAACCCTCGCCAAAAGGAAAGGGTTCTTCAAAAATTCCCTCTTTGATACAGTCCTCATCGGTTATATCCTGCAACCGCTCAGGGCGGACAGAGGTAATTCGGATTTGGTGAGGCATCAGATCGGCCTGGACGAACATTTTGTTATATTGCCCTGGGTGGTCTCCACCCCAGTCCCCCAGATCATCAATTCGACAATGAACAATTTGCGGGTCAATTTGGTCGTAGCTTTGCGCTACGGCAACGATCTCTCCGACTTTATAGGGAGGCTGACAAGGATAATCTTTCAGCTCCATGTAGGCGATATCATCCGGATCAGGCTGCCGATTCATTATCCGTCTGGTCACAGTCTTTCGCCCCTCGATAACCGCCTGCGTCAAGCCGTATCGGTCGTTAAACATTATCTTTTTCATCTTCTTCTCCTGTTATTAAAATAAAGCTCCTTGACTACTGTATATTTTTAGGCTATTTATTCCGGATTCATAATATTCCGGGTCTTTTTCAAAGCAGATGTAGTGTCTACCAGTGTTGACACATGCTTTTGCGGTTGAGCAACTCCCGGCAAATGGATCAACAACCAAATCGCCGGGCTGTGTTACAAGGTTTAAAAGCCGCTCCAGTAGACGAACAGGTTTTTGAGTAGGATGGATAGTTGAATAGTGATCGCGGGGTTGTTTGATGATTGTTTTTTCGTTTTGGCCGTATTCTATCGATTGCATGACATTACAGGCGCGATCACCTGTTTTAACATCACGGCGTACAATCCCCTCTCTGGGCCTTATCGTATCCATGTAGTCGGTTCTGATAATTGACTTTTCACCCATACCAGTCTGAACACTTCGCATTACCGATACACACCTGTTCTCCTTCGTTATTTTGGAAGAAATACTTAGGTTGTTGGCTCCCCACTCATCGGATGTATCTCTGGAGTTAGTTTGTAAAAATTGCAAAACGGACTTTAATGATTTCGGGTTATGAAGAATAGCACTCATGCGCTTAATATCCGCCATAATCGCGTCTATATTGTGCCCTTTCATTTCCAGATAAGGCACCTTGCAACGGTTAATCACTCCTTTGCCTTTTGTGAATATCGATATGGTTTCATGAACGCGTGAAATCGCCATGAGAGGTGATGTGCAATAAGATTTATCCCACACGATTTCCTCTTTGAACTGAAATCCCAGGTTTGCCAACTTTGTATTCCAGCGATAGAATGAAGTTCCACGGCCAAACATCACCACAAACCCTTTAGGCTTTAGGATTCGTTTAAATTCCGAGAAAACTAAATCTTCATCGAAGGGCTGATCCAGCTTCTGATTTTTGAGATACAAGTATGGCGGATCGGTCAACACACAATCAACGCTTTCGTCCGGTATTCGCTTCAAGCCAGTTTCGCAATCTTCGTTATATACCACATTTACAGTCATTCTTCTCCTGTTATGCCCGAAGGCGGGTTACTATCTCTCCGAATAAATCCGGTTTATAATCTCTGTGTAAACTTCCGGATCGATATTTTTACTCTTGTATTGAGCATCAATTATGGCTACAATCCGGTTTAACTCCATGTCAACCGCTTTGTATGCCCGGCCTTTGCTAATGGCTGTAAACGGGGCCTTGTCGTCGTTCTGCGCGTCGTAAGCGACGAATACATGTCGGCGCAAATACTCTTTCGGTTTCATCTTCTTACTCCTTTACTCGTTCGATATAACTGGCCGCTTCTTGGGGTGTTTTCATAGCTCGTAAGGATTTTCAGGTAAGGTATTCACGTCAATTGCCAGTCCGGCGGAAATCAGACCCCGGTAGTCAAACATCCATTCATGGAATTTGTCGAACACCATAAGCCAATCAGAATCCATACAGCCTCCTACTGTATAAAGCAAACCGGCTGCGTCAATTCTATGAAATGCCCTCTGTTATTAAGGACATCAAGCGGCACAAACTTTTCCCCTTTGTGGGTGATCTCTTCGGTGAGGTCGGACATCGGGCGAAGGATGGGCTTTCCAAATCTGATGGGCATTTCGTGAAACACATCTTTACCCATACATGACTGAGTCGCAATAGTGAAAGAGCAAACATCATTGTAATGCTTTTGCATTAACCCATAGGGCAGATAGCCGCAAATATCTTTCAGTTCAAGTGTTTTCATAGCTCTTTATTTTTGAAGTATTCGACAATCTCTTCGGCGGTGGCTTTGCGGGGTTTTGTCCTATACATCATATGCCACGCGACCATATCAGCTTTATTTGTTGGGCACAACTCAAAGTGATACCCATCCGTAAACCACTGTTCTCGGCAGTTCTCGTAATTCATCGCCGCCAGGGCTTTGAAACGACCGGTGTTTTCGCCGCAGTCGATAGTATCGTAATCGCTCTTAATTACTTCATGGACTGCCTCCCCGTATACATATACTCGATTTTCACTAGTCAGCACAATAACGCCATCGTTACGGAGATATTCGAGCCTGTATCCAATCCCTTCCAGCCACTCGATCAACTCTTTTCGCTTCTCCGGATTCTCAACCCGAACAAAGCAGGGGGTAGTGAAGGTCATCGCTCGTTGAGTTTTTGAATGAATATTTGCATGTAGCCGCAATCTTGATCACATAATTCACCTTGCATGTGATAATTGGCTTCACATAAGAATGGATCATCAGGCTCAAGCGGTTCTTTTCGTGTCCTGAACATGCAACAATCCCTGTGCGCCTCCACCGCTCTTGCTTTCAGCGCTTTGATCTTCTTCCTCTGGTCGTCGATTACCTTTCGGGCCAACTCTTCACGCCTCTTGGATTCCTCTAGCTCTTTGCGGTAATGGTTGACTTCCTCTTCTGCGTCCTGCTCGGCAAGCATCACGCAATACTCAATATCAGCAGCGGTGAATTGAAGGTTTCCGATCTTGATATGCCCATTGATAAATTCTTCTGCTCGTTTGCTTTTCATCTCTCTTCATTCTGTGCCCCGGACGGGACGGTTTCACAATCCCCGTAATACACCCAAATTTTACGTTTGGAGTACCGGGTTCTCGTTTGAATCCATCCGCTTTCGAAATCGACCCCGATAACTTCCCGTCGATATTTCCTGAATACGATCATGTCGCCTTTTCCCCATCTTTTCTCTTCAAACTCGTGGTATGTCATTGTCTTGCTGTTTTGCTTCCCGTTTAATCTTGTTGATCTGCTTGCGTGTCACCTGAAATACCCCCCCGAAAGGTGTTGCAAGTCTTTGACCTTCTCAGCGGGGATTTCGTCAATAAATTCACCGGTGCGATGGCTGTAAAGGGTTACCATTTCCGGATCGATCGTTTGGTTGATTTCGACTTTCATTGCGGTAGGTTTATGATGGTTACAAACTTTCTTGATCTTTTCGTAGTCTTTCGAGCAGGCGATCTGCTAAGTCTACAGCATAATCTACGGCGGCGTTCTTGTCGTTAAATTCAGCATCAGTGCCGGCTATTAAGCCCGAGAGGATTATGCACGACATGTATTCGCGCTTGCTCAGTCCCCCGCACGTCATATACCCTTTCCCGTAGTTTACCATCTCTTCGCAGGGGAATGCGTTTGCGCTTCCTAACCATGCGCTCGATTTGTCTTTCATTTTGCCTCAAATTTTCAGGTTAAATACACTCTTTAATCCTGCCGAGAATCTCATCATCGGACACTTGATAACCCAGCGAAAGGACATCGCACAGGATGCGGCGGAATTCTCCGGGTTTGTAATTCTCGACGGTAGTTGTTTCCAGATTAACCCTGGCGGACAACTCCCTGCGGATAACCTCGCCACGCAGCTCATCATCATCGATTTTATTCAGTATATCGCCTACATAAAATTCAACTTCGGTATCGACGTCCAAACTAATGTATTTACTCATGATTGTCTGGTTTTTAATAGTTTTGCGTATCTGTCTTTCGGCGTATCCCCGATGTGGATTAATCCTGCTTCTTTCAGCCTTTCGAGCTCTTCGACCATCTCGAACCAACTGATCGAGAGTTTGTCGTAGATACTCCGGAAAACAATGTTCAGCGGCTCGATTCTTTTCTCTTTTCGCTCGGCGGTCAGTTGCTCGATAGCTTCAAGGACGGTCATTTCTCTTTGCTTTTGAAGTAGTCTAACAGGTCATCCAAACTCATCAGGAGGGTAAATCTTTCCTTGTCGTGACATCTGGTGTCGGCAACTTCGGAACAGGTGTAGTTATCTTTCATCGCTATTTCTTGACAAAACCCCGTTGTATGGCTTCGTGGTTACGCGCTTTTTCGCGCTTCTCTTTGAGAATAAAATCCCGGCTGGCGTAAGAGTTGAAAGTGTTGATCGCGCTGCGGCAGCGCTTGGTGGCTCCCTTGTTGCACATGTCGGTCAGAATGCGGATTACATCCTCGTCGTCCATGCGCTCGACAATCGCCTGAGCCTGGCGCAAGGTGATCGGAAACTCCATCAACTGAACCGAGGGTGTATGGGTCTCGATCCACCGCAGCATATCCTGGGCTTTCTGCGAAACTTCACGCGCGCGCGTTTTGTCTTTACCAGAAAAAAACTGTGTGTGTGCTTTCTTTACATTCTTTACATTCTTGTTTGTGCTTTTCTGCGGATTTTCTGCCGGCTTTCTGTCGGCTTTCTGCTGATCTTCTGTTGTATCGTCTGCTGCACTTTCTGTTGTATCGTCTGATTGGTATGCGTCGTAATTAACTATTGAAATAGTGTTTATTACATTGGATTTCTGTTGTACTATCTGCCGATCTTTTTCGAGCTCATTTAAATACCGTTTTACTTTAGTTCTCGACCACTTCCACCGGGTTGCCAATGTTTCCTGTGCAATGGCCGTGTCGCCTCGTTTTATCTCGACTTTGTTCCCACGCACATACATGTTCATCCCTTTGTGGTTGGCGAGCATAAGCAGGTCGATCCATGCCATAACCCGGGTAAACGGCTCACTGAAATAATCCGGATGCTCTATGATCTGACGGTGAAGTTTTATCCAGCCTTCCATTACAATCCTTTTTGCTCTTTAAGCCTTTTAACCTCCTGCTGATAGTGCTTTATTAGCACCGTATATTCGGTCGGCCCGATTTTACTGATGTTGTGTCTTTTGATGTCCAAATAGGAAATAACCTTATCCCCGTACTTCTCGATAAGACCGTGATTATATCCGATCATATTGCCTTCGTCGAACCTATTACAACTCCTGCATTGTAGATTCACGTTCTTTTCATCGAACCGCAGGCTCATGTGTTTCCGGTTGACATAATGACCTGCATCCGCATCCTTCCAGAAAACTACTTTTCCGCACGAAATACAACGTCCGTAACCGTTGCTGTCGGAATCCCTCAATCGGACATATTCGCTGAAAATTCGGTCTAATTTGGCCTTGTAATTCATTAGTAACCCCTCCCATCCAATCTAACCTGCTCCTTTACGAAACTTATCTGCGTCCTGAGATTATCAGATTGATGTTTGCAGGTGGCGTTGATCCGGTCCAACCACTTGACTAACCTGTTTTCATGCCGGCAGCAACTCGTCAGGTATTTGTTGGCTACTGTGGCCGCCATGCAATCGATTCGATCTTTGTTTTCCTCGAAAGCCCTATTGATGGCTTCCTCCTGCAGGAAAACAGCCTCGGCAAGCATCTCACCGGATCGGGCCATGTAGACGTTGAGAGTGGATAGCCGGTCGAGCAAGACATTGATTTCACCGGAATAAGGGGCGTTGAGATACTGCTGTATATCGTGGGCTTCCCTGCAAAGCGGTTCGAGCCTGCCAGCCATTGTTTCGGGCAGTAACTCCCCATTGTACTCCACCAGAATATCATCCATCATGCGATCATTTTTAAAAGTTTACTCTTGATCTCTTCTTTGTACTTATTGGCCTTTTCAAGCTGTTTCAGGCAAAAATCGATGAAAGGCTCATCCCGTTCTACCCGAAGGATTTTAAGAGCCAAATCCGGATTATGAACCCTCGGATCGTATGCTATGAAATCACACCATTTTCGACTTGTCACAATCAGGTTCCCCTGAATCTGGGTGTAATACTTCCGGTTCAGTTTCTTCAAATCCTCCTGCGTTTCCAATAGGAGGTACTCTACATAATTTTTCCCGCTGTAAGGACACTTGATCTCAATGATTCCATCTTCACCTACCAATCCATCCGGGGAACCGCCGAAATATTCGTTATAGCGTATGAAGCCGCACAAATCGACTTTATTACCCGTTCTGGCTTCATACTGCATTCGGGCCTCGTCTTCATACTGCTGCCCCCATTTGACCTCTTTGTTGTTGAGTTCCTTGTAATCGAGGATTGTTCCGTTGGTGATCTGCTCGGATACTTTGTCGTAAACGTAATCCTTACTCGATTCGGAAAGTTTGCCGGCTTCCTTGTTGGCTTTACTTTTGGGCTCGGAGAGGAGATCGTCCAGCTCCGAGCTCGTAAACATTTCCAATCTGCCCGAATACCATTCAGGAGTTCTCTGTAGCTGTTCCATGCTCTTTGGCTATATCTTTCAAACCGAAAGCGTTGTTTGCGATCTGCTGCTCGGCAAAGCTCTTTTCCTCCGGTTCGTCTTTTCTTCCCAGGGCCTTGCTGAGTAATTCGTCGTACTTGGCTTTGTCGATATGACCCCTTAAAAGCGCGTCTTTGGCCTCTTGCTCGGTGGAAATCTCTTTCACATCCGGAACCTCCACAACATTGGGATTATCCATGTAGTCGGCCCCGTTTACCCGGATTACAGCCTGATCGCTAATGACAGCGGATTGCATCTCTACCGACATCGGGGCGTATTTCGACAGTAAAAGTTTTAGGACGGTCTTTTTGGCCATCGCATCAAAATCCGTAGCCCATTTACTGTTATTCCTGATATACTCTTTTGATGAAGAATAAGTTTGTGAGTACTTTTTTGCGTGAGCATCAATCTGCTCGACGCTGCTGTAAGACATCTTTTCAAATCCGTTTGTCAATCGGAAGTAGGCTACATAGCCGATAGTCGGAAGCTGATCCCGGTCAGGAAGTTTTTTAAACTTGATTTCTCCGGTTACAAGGTCTTCATCCAGATATTCGCCTTCCTTGACTTCTGCAACGTTAATAGTCTGAAATTGACCTGAACGGATGGCTAATTGAACAAAACCCTTATATCCAATCTGAAATTGAGCTTCTGTCTTGTTTTCTCGGTTGTTCCTGTAAGGGATGACATAGGCAAAACCGAGATTTGGATCTAAGGGAAGATCGAGCGCTGTGGCTTTAATGCCTGCATACATGACGCTCAACGGGTCGCACTCCTGTAAATTCTTGTTGTTTGCCACAAGAGCAGTTAAGTTATTTACAAAACTGCTCCGCTTCTCTCCGAGCACCTGACTCAGATAATTCTGTGTCCGTGGATCGGTGATCTTTTGATTGAAGGCCTGGAAATTGCTCATAACGTTATATTTTTTGAGGTTTGAGGGAGATTGTGGTCTCCTTTGAGGATGGCTCCGATTCGAACGGACTTCCCTTGATATGAATTAGAATTTCGGTTTCCCTGTTGGCCAATTAGGCCGCCATCCTGCCGGTCCTTCCCGGCGGTCACCAACGTATCGATGGTGCGTCTCGCGTTCAATAATGGTCCACTCTTCTCATCTGACCTTGCGGACAGGGCAGGATTTGAACCTACAATGAGTGCTTACGGTAAGCGTCTTTTACACACTCATTAATGCTGCTCGCCTTGTTCGGCATACTTACCACATGTATTAGCGTCTACCAATTCCGCCACCTGTCCAAATTGCCCGTCTTTCCGGGCTGTCAGCAGACCTTTTAACAGCGCGGCTTCTCCTTCGTTATAATCGCTGTCGAGGGTTCCCAGCACCTTCCCGGAACTGTCCCCGTCTGTCCGGGATAGGTCGTCTGCCTGCCTCTGGGTATATTAATCCTGTGTGGAACCTGATGATTTGCCCTCTGAATTCAATTCGGATTCTTTATTATCGATGTCTTCGGCAACCTCCATCATAGAAGACAAAATGATGCGTGTCACGTCATTTGCAGTGAAAGTCTCTTGCTCCGAATCTTTCATCTTTTTCTCAGCAGTTGAGATAATCGGCAATCCGATAAGCGTTACCAGTAGTCCAATTTTCATAATGTCAATGTTTTAGATGGTTGAAATTTCTGTAAAAAATATGCAGGCCTCATGGTATGATGTTTACTGATTCCAGAACATTTCGTTAAAACTCGGTTCTCCAAAACCATCGATCTTCGTCCCTTTAGCGGGAAGCGGAGATTCACAGTAATAGGTTTTATATCGTGCGACTATTTTACCGTCCTGGTCTTTGCGAGCATTCCAAAACCATTTTATCGCCATCCCATCCTTTTTCAATCTTGATATGATTTTGCGAAAATCCACAGTCTGGGCCATCCGGTTACCTTGTGCGGTCGTCAGCCTGATACCCGATAATAGGGCCGCTTTGATCTTCTTTTGGGGTTCCGCTAAATAGTCCATAATACTGTCATTTTAAACCGAACTTGATTTTTATCACTTCGACAATAGCCATGTATTGCCTTTCGAATTCATTCCCTCGATATGTCTCTTTGATTTGTTTCTCAAACTCTTCAATAGACCCCCGGAAGCATCCGCAGGTGATTTCAATTTTCCCTGATTTGGTTTTGTAGGAATGGGTGTGGCGATTAGCAGACCCGAAACAATCAAATCCACAATGTTCATTATCGTTTGACACCCGAGCATCGCCGAACACCCGGGCATCGCCGAACACCCGGGCATAGCCGAACACCCAAGCATCGCCGGACACCCGGGCATTGCCGAACACCTGAGCATTGCCGGACACCTGAGCATTGCCGGACACCTGAGCATCGCCGGACACCCAAGCATCGCCGGACACCTGAGCATCGCCGAACACCCGGGCATAGCCGAACACCCAAGCATCGCCGGACACCTGAGCATTGCCGAACACCTGAGCATTGCCGAACACCTGAGCATCGCCGGACACCCGGGCATAGCCGAACACCCGGGCATTGCCGGACACCTGAGCATCGCCGGACACCCAAGCATCGCCGTACACCCGAGCATTGCCGGACACCTGAGCATTGCCGGACACCCAAGCATCGCCGGACAGGTTATTTTCTTTTTCAATATACCCTCCAAGATCACCGATGTCGGCATACTTGATTTTACGCGTACATTTGATTTGGAATAACTTAGCGCCGAATGCATTGATTATAAATTTGTCCGTTAACTCGAAATGCCTGTCCATAGTATTGAGTGTTTTGATTCGTCCTTTAAAAACTCCGCGATACTCCCGTAGGGCGGAGGGGTGACCCGGATTGCCGTCCGGATCGTAAAAAATGGCTGCTAACCTAAACCAACATTACTAACCTAACCTGCTTTACGGTAGCAGGAACCGTATGTTATCATTTCACCCCACTGGAAGTCCGTTAAAACCTCTTCGTCTCTCATGCTTAAGTGGTATTCCCACCATACCGGTGTTATGTCAATAATCTGATTCGTATACAGGTCACGGTCAATAATCACGGTAACATCAAGAGTGGAATAGAAGTCATCGGTATCATATTCGACTTTTCCATTATAGAAGAGCTTGTCATCGATAGCCTTCAGCAACCTTCCATAGACCTCTGCATATATTTCAGGTGTGATATACTTTTTCATAGCTTCTCAATTTTGCACCCCTTAGCGGACTCGAACCGCTACCTGCTCACACGCGCACAAAAACATCTTCAGTCAAGCAATAACCGGTTATGCGTGTTCGCCGTCTCTCTCCCGTTAGACTAAAGGGGTAAATCAGCACTCCCGCGCGGAGCTGTCAAACCTTTTTACTCTCTGCTATGAAAGTTGCGGGAGTGCCGAGTTTTGTTATCTTTGTAAGTGTCAAACCTTTAAATTTTACTGCTATGAAAGGATTTATTGAAGTAACCACTGGGAATAATGCTTACAAAGCATTAGTACAGGTTAATACCATTCAAACTGTAATTGAAGAAGGATCAGTTGTATGCATCTATTTTTCAACGGGATCGAAATACATCAAAACTGACCAGTCTTACGCCCAGATTTTGAATTTGATTCAAAACGCATTGTAATCCAGTCGTAAATCTCTTGTGCCGAAGACACAAGGGAGAGCCCAATTGCTCTTGTGTCAGCTTGTTCCACACACCATTTCCGCAGCCTTCTGTCCCTGCGGATGTTGATCCATTGCCTTAGCTTTTTCATAGCTTTATAAATTTTCGATGTATTCTTTGATCGCCTCTCTATCCTCATCGTTGATCTCATCGGAAAGAGCCAGCCGGGAAAGGTTTGCCCTCAGTGGATTCAAAGCTGAATCCGGAGCAGGGCCGGGTGTGATGATAAATTCGTCGTTCATGGCTTTGTAGGTTTACTGTTTTGCTTCAAGAATAGGTAAGCTGGCTTCGGTAGGAATGTAGATCACCTTATTCGCAGATAGATTTTGCTGGCGCACCCACAGATACTGAATGTAAGTAGGCGTTATGCTACCGTTTTCGATCTTTATAGCTTCGGCAGCACCTTTAGCACGTTCAATCTCTGCCTGGGCGTTGAGTTTCTCGGCTTCAAGATTAGCCTTAGCTTCCTCGATCTTGATGCGTCGGTTTTGTTCGGCTTTGGCAAATTCAGCTTTGCCGCTCATTTCTTGCTGCCATACGGCGTAGCGAGGGAATCCGACCATGCAAAGCACAATAATAAACACCATAAGTGCTGCAATTCCAGTAAAATTCAATACGTTTCTCATAACCTTTTTATTAGTGATTTCTTCTTAACTCAGAGAAGTCTAACTTGAGTGCAACAGAGCCCCGGATATAGGTGCGGCTATCTGTGCTATCAGGATGTTTGGGAATAGCACCCGAATCAACATAAGCCTTGACTGTCCGTGGGTCTACACTTTGCAGCGAAGCGACTGTGTGCAAACTAAGGAGGGCCCCATAAAATTTGTCTGCGTTTACACTGTTTGCGCGTAAATCGTTGAGCTCTTTTTTTAGCTGGCGGTTTTCTATTTCCAAATCGGCCACATAAGCCGCTATACCCGATGCAGAATAGTCCATAATCTTTATCCTATGAAACAATTACACTTGTTATACTGATCGTTCTCGCTTCCTCTCGTCCTCTGCCTCGGCGGCAAATCGTTTCGATCTCCCTACCCCGCCGTACTTCTCTGTAGGTTTCACTTTGGTAGATCATTTCATTCGGAATAAAAGCCAGTAGAATAATTCCAGCCATAATTCCTTTTGCATCCCATGTGCGGATAAATTCGGGGAGCTGTGCGCCGCTTTTAATGCAGTAGTACCAGGCCACAAGCGCCGAAGTGTTATGAGGAATACCGAGCTTATCGAAAATCTTGTTTTTGGTGTTCTTGAAGGTCGAGTAAGCTTTATTTAAGTAGTAAGCCGCCTCTTTGTCTGAACGTCCCGTAGCAATCGTTTCGATCATCCGGTATTCGTTAGCTGTCAGCACTTCCTTCCCGTTCATATTCCCTGACCACTTTACCGACGTAAGCGTCCGTTACCTTCAAAATCTCTGCAATCGCCATGTATGTTCCGCGCGGGGCAACCCCGTTGTTTTCAGCTTTGGCCTGCTCGTAAAGCTCGATTGCTCTGGCTTTCTTTTTGGCCCACTTTTGCTGGTTTTTTGTCAAGACCCTTCTTTGCAGTGCCATATTGGTGTTTTTAAACAGTTGATTATTATCACTCATATTGACTTCGGTACTTTTTTACTATTTGTTTATTTGGCCTTTATTGTTTACTTTGTATTGTAGAATAGTTGTTTGATTTGTTTTGTTAATGCAAATATATGACCTAAAAGGTTGTAATCAAAATATTTTTACCACTTTTTTGGTGTTTCAATTAATAAAATTTCTATATGCCTGATAATGAGAATGTATTGTTAGGGGAAAAGCTAAAAGATTTTTTCTCTAGACAAGGATTAACGCAACAGGCTATAGCCGACAGATTAGGAGTTTCACAATCTGCCGTAAGCGCCTTACTTAATGGTAAACCTTTCGGTAAGAAAAACGCAACAAAATGGGGGGATGAATTTGGGATACAACCTTCATGGTTGTTAACCGGCGAAGGTGAAATGCTGAAAACAGATACACCTAAACCCATCTCTTTGGTAGAAAACAGGGAAGGGGTTATCTCAATTCCTTCTGATGTATGGGAGGTTATTAAGAATCAATCTGCCAGTCTAAAAGCAAAGGACGATCAAATAAATACTCTTATTTCTCAGAGCAAATCTGAGAGAGAGGAGACAGTCCAAGCGCTAAAAAATACGATTTCTACTTTGGAGAAAGAATTAGCTAAAAAGGGGGAAGATGCGGGTTACCCATCCCATGTTGCTATACGGGCGGACACAGAATGAAGCGCCGTCGTTTGAGTATGAAGCTGCCGGAATTGGATCTATTCGGGAAAGCAGCTGCTAATCAAATATAACAATAATTTATTGCACTTAACCCTCCTAAATGTCAATATAAGTCAATTAACGCTTAATTGTTATGTGGTTTATTTTATGGATAATCCTATCTTTTGTTGTAGGTAGTTTAGGCTCCAAGAGGACTATAGGTTATGGTTGGGCATTATTTTGGTCATTAATATTTAGTCCTATAATTGGGGTTGTCATTGTTTTATGTTACCCGAGAAAAGAGGACGTAGAATACAAGGAAAGAATGTTGGCCGCCACAAGAAGAGCGGCTGAAAAATCAGAATTGGATGAACTTATTAAAGCAAAATCCCTTCTAGATCAAGGTGTATTGTCTCCAGAGGAATTTGCTAAAATTAAATTTAGAATAACAGGTATATCGACTTCAAGCGATGAAAATAAATCACCAGAGGTCGTTGGTGCAATAGAAGATGCCCCCCGGTCTGGCGATCAACAAGAGGCAAATAGTGATCAAGATGTTTCATTAGAAGATGGGCAGGGCAATAATTCGATTGATTCATATTCATTAGAAAGTTATTGGAAAAGAAATACACCTTTTGTCATTGCAGTTATATTAATAGCCGGGGCCTTCATCTGTTTTATCAATATTACCACCACATCAAATAGCTCGCAGTCCTCAACAATAACTCCCGAAGTTGTATCTCGACATGTTAGAACCGGTACTATAAATACTATTGTAGACGGATGTGATGTATATTATGTAAATATATGGTCGTCGTGCTCAGATGAGCGCTACAAACTTTATCACTTAAAAAATGGGATAAAGGTTGAGATAGTTGATGATAATGGAGTTTATTACAAAGTAAGACCTTTAGACGAGCCGTCAAAGGAGGCGGGTTGGTGTATGAAAGGATTCGTTAAATAAAAGCTATATTTGTCTTGTCCTTCATATTAAGTACGACAAGGCATATCCTATAACGACGGTTTTGCCATATCTGTGTAGATTTAATCTACTGCTTTGTCATACAAAGTGAAGGACGACAGATTGGCAAAACCGTTTTTGTGTTGCATAAACGTCCTTCTATGCAAACCAACTTCACAGCCTCCGATGTTACGGAGCGCCTCATCAGGGACAAGGTCTTTAGATGGGAATTGCTTGAAGCCGTCATCCGAGACAAGCGGATGAACCGATGGCTGAAAGAGGTGGTAGGTCAATTATTCGACCTACTCAAAGAACGAAAAGCCGCACAAAAGCGGTAGGAAGAGAAAAGGTGTCGGAATCGACACCTTTTTACATACAAAACTATCAACTACATAAAATGTAGTTTTCGTGGAAATATCAGATGCTTTCTGCGCATTTGTGGATTCTCTTTGATAAATCGAACAAGGCATTACGCAAGGTCTCCTTCTCTGCCTCATTGAAATCATCCGGTTTTCCATTATTCATTCCATCCATTTTATGATAAAGCCATGACCGGGACTTCTCAAAATAACGCTCTGAGATTTTAGCCCAAGACACATCCAGCAGAATATCGGACATTTTCTGCTTCACCGTTTCACGGTTTTGTTTTACAATAATTTCCATGTCATTTCTCTTTAATATCCCTAACAATAAGGGACGAATTGTTTAATCTCTTTCCAGTAATTCTTGTAGGATCATTTCAATATACCACTCCTGCTCATCTTTCCCATTTGGGTAGGATTTGTGGTAATTTCGAATCGATTCGATTAAATCCCACTCCTTTTCTGTTAGCTCTACTTCCATACCATTTGTTCATTGTGTGGCATTACAATTATAATACCCTTTTGCGTATTATCCAAATATTTTATAAGAAATCGTCCTTTGTCCGGTTTCTCACCATAATTTCGCGAGCTCGCTCATTCGTTTCTTCTATTTGTGCCAAAGCTGCAACCGCAACGCCTTCGGTATCCTTGTCTATTTCCGCTCGAATTAAACCAAAAACCGCCTCTCGTTCGGCATCCGTTTGGGCTACCATGTAACGCGCCTTGAGATCGTCTATTTTCAATTTAGCATCCATAGTTCTACAAGTTTACTTGAAAAAAGGATGATTTAGCAACATCTCCGCATTCTCTTCGGCTGACACCTTGATATATTTAAGAAAGGTTGATTCTTTTTTATGACCGGTTATCTTCATTATGGCGATAGGTGGAACGCCGGATTTGTAGGCATTGGTCGCGAATGACCTTCGCGCGGTATGGGTGGTTACAAGATCGCATTTGGGGATCGGATGCTGCTCCTTGCGCCCTCCGATAATTTTGGTTACAAGAACTTCATCTGTTATTCCTGCCATTCTGGCTAACTCCTTAACTCGCATATTGGCGTGTTGATCTGACATCCTCAAACTACATCCTTTGCTCAAAATTTCCCGGACAATCGGATGTAATGGAATAACCACATCCACTCCTGTTTTTTGTGTAGTTATGCGGATTAAATCTCCATCAACATTGGCTGCTTCAAGCCTTGATAAGTCTGAAATTCTAAGACCGGTATATGAGCCCACTAAAAATATATCGCGGGCTAAATTCAAGCTTTTTTGTTTGCGCTCTGCTTTTTCGCTGGACGGAATATCAAAAAAACGGCCCACAGCCTCAGCGGTTAAATCAAGTTTATATATTTTAGTCAATTCGGATTCTGACAGATAGACATTATATACATCGTTTTGAATAGCCGTGAAATCCTTGTGCCGGAATCCCTCGCACGATATGCCATCATTCACTGCTTCCCGGCATACAGTCTTTATCGTTTTGGCTATCATGCCGAAATAGTTGTCGGAATACCCTAAACGCAGAAACCACCGGCGAAGATCGTTGTACAGGTCCATACCGATCATTCCAAAATCCAGCCTCCTACCCTTCCCTTTCTGATATTCCTTTAGCTTATTAAGGCAAGTAATGTAGCCCTTTATGGTATTCGGGCTTCTGATAACTCGATTATTATCGATGAAGCGCTCGAAATAATCGGTAAATAAAATAGGAGTGTTGTCCTCTTGATTAGTATAATGAATGTTATCGAAGTACTCCCAGAATTGCGCTTTTGAGGGCGGCATTTTCCACTCCTTGAAATGTGCAATGGTTTTCATGGCAGACACCTCCCAGCGGTCTAAAACGCTATTTACATCGTTTCCTTGTCTGAAATCTCGAACAACTTTGCATCTCGCTTTTTCCTGGTTCCAGTAAACGACAGGCGTTGATTCTCCCGTAGATTTTTTGTAATATTGTCCACGGAACGAGATGTAAATCAATATGGAGCTTTTAGATTTACTCTTGTTTTTTAGTAGAAATGTAACGGCCAT